GCACGACCACAAGCAACGCCACCAATAGGAGGATAGTCTTTTTCAAGTAAACATCTCATGCTTGAAGATGGAATTTCACATTTAAGTACTTTAAAATCGGCTTGTGGTTCATAAATACAATCAAAATCTGATTGAGGAACAAAAATGCCTTGAGTCTGTAAATTTTGGGAAGTAGGAACAGCAAACTGAAAATCATTAGCAGCACTATAAAATATTTGATAGTAAATCGGAGAGACAGTAGCAGCACCACTAGTAAGTGCATTGATAAGTTGAATTCCCCAATACCCATTACATTGAGTCATTATATCATAACCATTGGATGGAGTATTTCCTTCAGGAGCCAACTGGGTTACAACTTCAAGAAACTCACTTTGCTGCATATAAGGTATAGTGAAAGAATAATCAGTCTCTTGAGTTATATCTAATACAACATTAACTACATCTTGAGTATTTGTTTCTGTAGGGGCAATAGTGGAAATAGAACCCCAAACTGTGTTGGCAACATAAGGCAAATACCATATCCTAACACGAGTGGAGTGAAAGTGTGAACACACAAAATGTAAATGCACACGAAGACCACCCCGCCAGTACTGAAAATTCTTTGCCATCCAAGCCAAAGGAGTAAGATAAAACAAGGAGGGAACCAAACCCTGACTATAATCAGTGATAGATTCAACAAATGGAGCAACAGCATCTGAAAACAAATTTGTACCAGCAGCATTAGTAGAAGCAATAATGCCAGTATAATAAATACAAGGACGTTGGATAAAACGTAAAATACTAGATGCTTCAATAGTATCATTAACCATGGCATAGTCTTTGGACAAAGACATACTTGGTCTAATACCTAAAGTAACAGCAGCAGGATTATCTTCGACTGTAATCATACGCGGTTGTCTAACTTGTATTGGATGAGTATAAGATTCATTAACAGGAATATCAAAACCAAGCCAATGAGCAACGCCAGACAAACCACCAAAAAGAGTACTAACAGGAGCTGCTAACTCACCAATAAAAGGTATATTTTTAAAATGAGATGAAAAATCAGAAACACTTTTAAGAGTAGTAGAAACTATTCGACCAGTGTCAGTTTTCTTCTCTGCTTCTGTGTCCACGAGTTTTTGACGTTGAAACTTAGGTGCAATAACACCCTGTGTATCAGACTGACTTGTGTAATTAGTGGCATAGGTATAACCGGCAAGATTCGGTTCTAAAACTCTTGCATAAATAGTAAAATTAACAGGCGGGGGTGCACCATTAACTGAATTTAAAGGAACAGAAACAAAGCAGTAAAGATAAAACAAATCAACTTGCAATGCTCCAACACTTAGCATATCTTTGTAGTGAGTATAAGGAACCGTAAAAGTAGTAGTTTGATTGGCCGAAGCGGAAACTTGGAGCCAGTTATTTCCAAAAATACTACGATAATCAGAAAAGTATGCAGGATCAAGATTTCCAGCTTGGGGTAACCAAGCAAAAACTAAAGTTCCATAATGCATGGGAGTACCATTCATACGAATACTAATTTCAAAATTAGGTCGCCAAAAGGCAATCTTTTCCATCTTATTTTGAATAGTGGTATTGAAATAAACTTGAGGAAAACTCCAAGACCCCAAACTAGCTCCAATAGCAGACGAAGATGCCCAAACAACTTCACCAACCTCTATAGGGCGACGCAAAAACCGCATGAGATCTACGTCAGGCATAGTGTTGTTAGCCCATGAATGTTCGTCTACAATAGGAGCATCATGATCAACATGGGAATCATTAAAAACAGTAATTTCCTGCATTTTAATTTCCTTACCTTCATTCTCATCTTGAGCAAGTTGCTCTGTCACATTCATATCAGACTGAGGGACAAGCCCAGAATGATCGACAGATTTATAACCAGAACCACTGGATTCGTTAACACGCTGTCGAACGTGTATACGTTTTATTTTCCGATCACGGCCCTCAGCAGTTTGCGGTTCAAACTGATGAGACAATATAGAAGATACATCAAGAAAATCTGAAACATTGTCAGATATATATTTTAAAAATTGAATTGGATTGAAAGTTTATTATAAGACAACACGTTAAAACCATCAGGTGTTGAATTTGCCTAGTTTAAAGACTATTCAGTCTACGGCCGCACCACGCGCTACAGACAAAAATTGGCAGTTTTGTTATACGATCGTGGTGCGGGAAACCGCTTTAATTATTATTGACCCTTGTGGACGTGTGTTACCACATCCAAAGGACCATACTGCATAGGATAAAAAATCTTTTTGCAGCGTTCAAAAGTAAACAAAAGTTCCGGATCTGCGTCCAAACAAATTTGCTTACCATCCAAATATACACTACCTGTAGAAAGCATTCTACAATAATGCACAAACCGACGACGAACCATATCAAACTGTAGTTCGCCATACGCACTTAAAAACATCAGGCATTGATTAAACCTACTCATTTGATTGTTCATATCTAAACAATCCCCCATACACCATCTAGGAATTTCTATGACAGTGTCATAATCAAGAGGTGATAAATACTCTCTGATATTTCGGTCCCAGACAAAACCCCGTTTTAAAAAGGTTATGTCTTTTTCCTCGACATAATTAAGATCAATTTCTCCTTTAGAAGCAGAGGTATAACTAATCCCCAAAAACGCTAGCTCTTTCTGCATGGCTGGCATTGTCATTTTGTGAATGGCTTTACCGCCGACACTAACAAGGCTATCATCACCATAGAAAGTACCACGCACACATGAATTATAATAGTATAAATCACTTTCTACAGTGCGTAAATAAACATACCTATGCAAAGCCATATTAGCGACACAATTTATTATAGAAGTGAGTGCATCTCCACTAGGATTACCTTGTTTAAACGAATAATACAAAGTATCAACTAGATGATTCGAAGCAAACAATGTTTTGATTAAAACATTGCGAATTCTTTTATTTTCATCACCATCATTATAAAAAGTGTTAGCAGCTTTGGCCACTATCATGCCCAACTGTAACGACAAGCTAGCATCATAATGTGAATAATCGCCACACAAATAATGTTGCCCAACTTCATCTAATTTATATTTTAAAAGGGTCCATTGCATAGAGTCGGGATTTATACCAATAGCCATCTCTCCTGCAATTGGCGTATTCTGGCAATGTGCCATAAATAAGCCAAAATACATACGGAGAACGACGGTTAAATCGAACGGCCCAACTTGAAAGACTCGTGTTTTAACATTATTAACTTTCTCAATAAGCCGAGTCTCATCTTTTAAAGTGTCAACAAAAAATGTAGGAGCGATAATTCCAAGTTTAGCTTTCTTTATTCGATCGTTTACATGAACCATCAACGCTTCAGAGGGTCGCAAAATCTTTTGCTTATTTCTTAACTCTTCTATAATAACCCAAGGAACCTTACTAGGAACTCCTGCTAGTTTAATAAAAGGAAAACCTGCTGATGTAGTAACATCAATGGGTCGCAATCCTGAAAAACCATTAAGGGCATCCTCTACACTTAGCACAAACTTATCCTGCACCAACCAAGGACTATGCCACGACATAATGCTCGAAACAGTATGTTGTTTAATTTTCTTAAACAAAAAATTCGGCACCATAGACGTGCAATGAGTCAATTTAGATAAAGCTATGAGCATAGGACTATGAACAACGCCATTAATGGTCACTTTAGTAATGTGAGCTGGCTCGTATTTATGCGGGCCAAAATCTTTTTCCATCATATCAAAAACCAAACTTCTTTCCAACTTAGTTTTTGAAGGCAT